ACACGACTGCTTCAATGTACTCCATTTTCTTTTGAACGACAAGGTTTTCTATGTCCCTCAAAAAATCTTTAACATCTATTACAGAATTTATGGATATTTTTTCGGTCATTTGTAGAAAACGTGGTCGCCTAATTGAACTGTCTTTTCTTTTTTCCATCCCGGTCTCACATACGTCGCATGAAAATATTTTGCACCAAAGGTTGGGTCTGCTTCAGGATTATACTTATACCAAACGTGTTTGGCAACAGCATATGATTGGTCCCAATATTTTTTATACGGCTCTCCAACTTTCTCACAAACCCAAGAAAATTGACAAACCGAGTCTTTCTTTTGATATACAACCTCACAAAGATCTTTTGGCCATTCTCCACTTATTGATCTGTTGATTGTCACATATGCAACTCCCAACATACCATCAATTGGTTGATTGGCTGATTCATAATATACGTTCTTAGCTAAACACTGAATCTGTCTTTGCTCTTCAAGATAATCGTTAATACTTACATTAAATGTCATTGGTGAAGTATTAAACAATATAGTGCTTACTCCAGCTAATACCAAAGCTACAAATACAAAGGTAGCCGTAGCAAGATAAGTTCTTGCAAACATAGCAAACCTCCTTCTTTTTTATCCTGCGTCTACAACCCTCTGTCTCAGGCTGCTTGAACTAAACGCATGTTTTCTTCGGTTGTATTCAACAGGAACAATATTCTTTCCTGTGAACAATTTTGTTTTATATTCTTCGCCTACAAACCTAACATCGATTGGTACCGTGTTAAGTATCGTTATGAGATCTTGTTCTGTTGTATAAACAATGACCTCATCAACATATCGACAGGCACTTACCTGAATCTGTCGTTCAATAACAGATTGAACAGGTTTATTCTTTTCAGGACGATCAATAGTGGGATCCGTTTGAATACCCACTATCAAAACGTCACATCGTTGTTTTGCTTCACGTAACATAGAAATATGGCCAGCATGAAACAAATCAAACGTACCACAAGTAAATCCAATTATTTTCATAATATAGGTAAGGGCCATGAGGCCCTATCATTAGAAGTTTCTTGTGTAGTAAACAGCAGTCACATCACCGGCTGCAACTTGATTCTGACGAGTGTAACGTACTCCAACAGTATCGTTTTTAGTTAGTTTGTAACCAGCGTTCCATCGATAAGAATCAGTACGGTCTCTGTCAGAAACAGTAAACGCGTTACGGTAATTGTAACCGCCTCTCACAGTCAAACCAGCAATTGGTGTATTGTAAATAATGCCTGACTCTAGCTCGTAGTAAGATACTGGATCAGCCGCAGATACAATTTTTCGTCCAACTACAAACCTGCTATAGCCATCAAACGGTCCCCAGATTTGGCCCCAATTTTTTTGGGCACCCATAGCATACCGAGCAGTAGATGCACGTGTTTGATTATTAACGTTGTTTTGCATTGCTGTTTGAAAAACCCACGTATCGTTGATTGGAGCAGCTACAGATAATTGTAGTTGATTGTTTGTAGCTGTACTTGCATCTGGTAAATGACGTTGCTGATCTATTGTAAACGATTGTCCAAAAGACAAAGCGCTGTAACAAACCACAGTGGCGAATATTGTTTTCAATACCAATTTCATAATAACTCCTTTTGTTAATAAAATGTCAGCTGATTTGGTAATAAGGACAGCTGACGAAACCCCATCTAGCCTTAGGCGGCTAGAGCAAACCTTTCGTCGTTTGCATTTACTAGTTTTGCTTGATTTACGGTCATCGCCTACCGTGTTGCCGTCTCCGCTATCTACCGCTGTCGAAACCTAGTCACCCCCATCAGAAGCATACTTGGAAGATTTATTTTCCGCTGACTATTACTCTTCCCCAGCGTCACTATTAGTATGCTTTTGGTGGAGGTGGGCGGAATCGAACCGCCGTCCAACAGTCCTTCGCTCGGAAGGGATTACAACAATTCTTTTATCCGGTTTGGATTCGAACCTTGTTCTAGTCTTGTCGATCTGCGCTTCCCACAGTGCTGACCGGATATTTAAATTACTTCTTAGCTTCAGCTTTCTTTTCGTCTTTCTTGGCTTCTGCTTTCTTCTCAGCAGCTTTATCAGCAGCGAAACCAACGGTAGCAAAAAGGGCAGCAACGATAAATGTAATAGCTTTCATATTTTTCTCCAATTAAATTTAAATTTTTCGTCATCCTTCTGCAGTCCAAGATCAGATTAGTCTGACGGGTTCTGCTTCCAGCTAAGACTTAATGCTACTATACAACAACCGGTAAGTTAAGACAACATATTTAATATTTATGTAATATTAACTTTTCCGCTTCTTTCATTGACGAATATTCTTATTACCTCGTCTTTGAAATATCTTGTTTTCTTTACAAATAGTTGAGGACTATCGTTCTCAACAGCAATAACAACAGCAATTGTAGGAACAACCACGTTGAACATTTCTTCAATCATAATAGCATATGTGGTACATTGAAGGAAGTAGTTTTGAATCCATTCTTCTTTCTTTGGTTTTGATGCAGTCTTAAAGTCAAGAATAGTGTTTGTACCTTGAAACTGGCAAAAAAGATCTGATCTACCAGCTGTACGAAGATAATCAGAATACAGCGGCATTTCACTGCCATACACTATGGATACATCTCTATCAATGATTGGCTGTATTTGTTTGAACATATCAATAGCTAGAGGACTTGTATCCTTTGACAAATACAAAGGATCGTTCAGCATATACTTTTCTGCTATCTTGTGAACATTAGTTCCTCTACGAGCTGCTTGTGTAGAGATTTTTTGAGCTGTTTCTTGCCCTACTTTCTCTCGCCAAGCAGCAATATGTTTTTTTGTCAACTCAGAGAGGATTGTGGTGACGGAGGGATACTTATTTCCAGATGGGGTATTGTAGTATCTCACTCCGTCAATCATTTCAGCTTCAAATTCCTGAACAGGATATTTGTGCTGAGCCTGCTCAAATAATTTTTGTGTCATATCCTAACTTATCTTTCATAATTATATACTGCTTGACCAAATCAGATCTTAGAATGTCGTCTTCATCAAATTCTATATGTTCAAAACAACCCATCTTGTGAAGAATTGTCATAAAGTGTCTCAAACCTTCACGTTCTTGTTGCTTGGATAAATCCGATTGTCTGTAGTCACCGCAAAATAGTATCTGACAGTTTTTTCCCATTCTAGTAATAATACTATCTAATTCATGGAATGTCATGTTGTTACATTCATCTACAACAACAACTGAGTTGTTTATTGTTGTTCCTCTGATAAACGATGTGGTAACAAATTCAATTAGTCTATGATGCTTTAGAACTTCATAAGCATCGTCTCTGCCAAACAGTTCACTACAGATTGCTTTGTATGGTAGTTCGTATTGTTTGGTCTTATCGTTTTGATCACCTGGTAAAAATCCTATATCTCGTGTGGGCACTACACTTCTTACAACGGTAACTTTGCTATACTCACTGTTGCGTTTTAAAACAGAACTTAATCCTAGATAAAGCGATATAAATGTCTTTCCTGTTCCTGCAAGGCCGTGTAGTAATAAGTTTCTTTTTTCACTGTATGCATCAAATGCTGTTAATTGATTTTCTGTTAATGGTTGTATTTTTTTTAGGCTCAGATTTAATTGTGGTAACTTGATTCCGTCAATGTAAATCACATTATTTTTGTTTTTAGTATTAGCCTTTTTTCTCATTTGACCTCAAAAGTGTTTGTTTGAAAATTGGTGTTGCCACCGGTCTATAAGTTTTTCCATCTCCCTAAATGTTTATGAACAGCATTCTGAGTTTTGATTTGTTTGATCGATCTGCTTCCATACCTATCAGCCAAACTACTTTCAGGATGCGCCTCAGCTACTTTGGAAAGAACTTCTTTCCAACCACTGTCTGTTTTAGAATCTACACTACCCACACCACTAACAATTGCAAACCCTGTAGGTAGCTGTTGTATGTGGGGATTCTTTTCTAATAACTCAGTCTTGCGCGTATTGGTAACAAAGTCTTCAAACTCTTCACCGGTCTCTGTGTCCAAAAACCTGAATGTAGGCATATTATACTTTCTTTGCTTTTTTCTTTTTGGTTGTTTTAGCCGCTCTCTTCTTCTTGGGTTCTTCAACAACTGTAAAGTCTGAAGATTTCCAGCTTTCCCAAGGCATATGTGGAGGAGTAGAAGGAGCCGTATCGGTCGCTGAGGTCACTGTACCAATTTCTTCCTCTGTTGGAAGGTCCATGTTTTTGGTCTCGACGGGAAATCGCTTGTCTGTCCACCACCATGCTAATTGAAACAGCCTATGCTCGATGTTCTCTGCTAGGTTTGAATCCCAAAACCAACGTTTTTTATCTGACACGGTAATCATCCTCCTCGTCGTATTCATCTTCTTGTTCAATATCATCTAGCTCTTTGTATTTCCCTGCTTTCAGATATTTATCTATATCTTTTGACCACTGTTCTGCTTGTCTGCTTTTTTCGTGCTTGTAAAAACGGTGACCATCGTCTTCTCTACCGTATCTTTTGAACGTCTTGCTCATGCTGCCTTTTTCTCCTTTTCTGGAATTAGCCCTGGCCAGGCCTCGTTGATAAGTTTTGCAGTGATCCCTTTGAACGGAAGCTTCTTGTCTTTGACACAATTCAGCAATTTTGCATCGTTAGGTTCAATAGATTCCAGTAGCTGAATCCAAAGAGTTTCTCTTTGAACCTGTTTCAATGTTGGGTGACCGTTTTCAATGAACAAATAAATTCGTCTCATCTCTGTAAACAATCTACCATGCTGATCTAATTGTTGACATGGCTTGTAAGGAGTATCACCAGTCGGTAACATGAAACGAATGTTGGGATCAAGAGCATATTTCAAAAGAGCTTTAACAGGAGGTCCACAGAGAGCACGCAAAGCGTTTACTTTCTCGGTAGATGTCTTGCATTTTGATACAGCTTCCAAAATTTCATAAATGCTATTACGTACCATTAAAATTCTCCAATATTTTCCATAAGATTTTTCAGTTTGTGTCTAATGAAGTAGTTGAACATTTTACGACGTTTGGCGTCGCAGCATTTTCGTTGCTGTTCGTACTGTTCGATGGCTGTGTCAAATATGACCTTAGGAGTCTTTCCAAGGTCAATGAGCTGTTCATTTCGTTTGTAGTTTCGTTTGAGTTCATCATCGAACGTCTCAGGATCCTGCTGTATCCACTCAGCAATTTTTTTCTCGGTTACTCGTTTTTGACGAATACCGTCTGATAG